TCATATTTCTCTTTTAATTGTATTTCTTGCTCTATAGTTAGTTTTCTTTTGCACATATATAACACCTCCGTAAACTTGACTGCTGATTACCCATTTCTATAGTATATGGATTTATATATACTATATACCACTTAGCACGATTAGTCAATCGCTTTTATTTCAGCTTATGGCATACGAATGATTTTTTCTGAATTTCTTCCGCATTCACACTTTACCTTTCGATATATGTTGTAGCTCATTCGTCTTTGGGGAGTCCCAGCAATTTCGGAAGTTTTCAGCACACACTTTACATGTATACTGCACCCAAACTTTTAGTTTGATGACCTTTATTGAAACCATAGATTAACATACTCGCCCATATGCTATTTGTTTGTTCTTTTGTTAATCCCTCTTGTCTACATCCTCTGTAAAAATCTTTCTTCATTTGTTCAATAATTGGAACATATTCTGGTTTTGTTAGATTCTCCGCTTTCTTCATAATCTTCAACATATCAAAACTTTGCTGTGGTGTTAAGTGTCCAACTTTCTGTGCCACTTCAACTGTCTGCTCTTGATATAGCATTGTTCCATATGTTTCTTGCGTATATTTATAATATGGCGTGTTCTTATCTACATTATCAGAAAGTTTGTTATGTGCATATGTTTCATGCATGTGCAACTGTAATGGTGCTGGTCTGTTTAGCGCATTCACCGCTATGATATCATTAACACAATCACACTGAATCATATCGAGAATCTTTTTAGGTGCTGACTTCTCCATCTGGAATATTCCATCTGTTCTTCCCTCTCTGAATCCCTCTATAACCTCTTTGCTTTCTTCATCCTCTTCTGTTATCTCATGCCCTGTTTTCTCTCTTAACTCACGCATTTCCGACATTGTTTTAAGTCCAAGCATATCAAACTTTACACAATTAATATGCTCTAAATCATCTTTGTCAAAACAACTGCTTAATGCTCCTGTCTTTCTATCTCGCATAATAATACAAGTATAATCACTTATGTCTGTACCGACTACTGCAACACCAGCCGCATGTTTTCCAAGGTACTTTATTTTGCCATAAAGTTTTGAGAAATGTTTTATAATATTATCATACTTTTCATTAAACTCTTCTGTTCTGTATCCATTCAGCAAGTTGCTCATGTTCAGTTCATCATCTACTATGAATCCCTTAATATATGACTTAATTTCTGCAATCACTTTTTTATTTTCATCTGCTTCAAACCAATCAACATCTTTTGTTGTTTTTAGATTACAAACACTTGCTAAATCATTCACAAGATTATCAACTCCATACATTCCATAAGAACAAATCTGTATTGCTTTGTTTGGATATTTGTTTATAACATAATCAATTACTTCCTGTCTCCTATCTCGTTCGAAATCTAAATCAATATCCTACCTTAGTCATTCGTTTCCAAACTATCAAGGCTAGACTATATCTTCCACTACTGTGGCATTCGCACTTCGGAATGGTGCTTATCTCCATCCCTACATTTGTTACTCTCTTCACAAATTAGTCGTTACACCTTTCTATACGAACATTTTTGTAAACTAGATGTTTGTGTAGCATTGTTCTTTTAACATTGTAGTGTTTTTCTGCATAGTCCACAGCTTCTGTTATGCTTAGAAATTCATCTATCAGTTTATTTCCAACATACAATTTGCATGGTCTATAATTTCTGAATGGTGTATCTTTTCTTCTTTCATATCCATACTTCAAGTTGTCTGCTTGTTCGCACCATCTAAGATTTTTACAATAATTGTTCTCTACATTTCCGTCTATGTGGTCAACAACCAATTCTGGTTTGTATCCTTTGCAAAAATATTTTGCTACCGCTCTATGTATTGAGACATGTCTTGTTACATTGTTTTCACATGGCTTTACATATAAATAACCACCACTTCCAACATAAGGTTTTAATATATTTCCTGTTTTTTCATTTAAAACATTTCCGTATTCGTCTATTGAATGATGGTCAAACTCTTCCATACTTTTAAACATCTAATTCACTTCCTTTCTATATAGACTTGGCACGGTATTCCCTCTATCTCACCGTCAATGGTTTAGGGTCTCTTAGTCAGATTATTCGTCTATGGTCTATGCCCTATTATCCTGTTGTAACATTTCAATAAGGAGTCTTATTTTTCTGATACCGTTAGCATATTATAATAATACACACCATTAAGCAATGTTCACGAATGATGCCCAATTAAGTTTAGGCAATGTTTTCTTTTCCTTACGCATAAATCTGCTGAAATCAAGGTTATATTTTATACTGTCAACTTCTGTGATTCCTACTGCATAGGCTACAAGACAATTACAAACAGAACCTCTTCCCTTTCCTGTTTCAATTCCATTTTCTTTCGCCCATGTTATGTAGTCTCTAACAATAAGAAAATAGTCTGCAAAACCATGGTAATTAATTACTTCCAACTCTTCTTTGCATCTTTTCCAATATTCTTTATTCCATTTATTTCTGTTTTTCAATCCCTGTTTTGTTAATGTTTCAAGTTGTTTCGCTCCATCATCTGATATTTTAGGAAGTTCTAGTTCCAATCCATCTAGTATGTTATCTTCTACTTTGTTATATATTTCTTTCATATTATCTACAAATCGTTCTGCCATTTCCATTGGTCTTTTAAACTTCTTTTTATATATGTTTGCAAACCGTTCTGTTATCTCATATTCTGTAGGCATATACCTTTCACTGTATGTTCTTTTTACATCCAATGTTGTTTTTCCAATTTCATGCATTTTGCAGTATGTGTCAAAATCTTCTTTACTTCCAAAATGTGAATCACTTGTTAGAATACATTTAATATGTTTTCTTTTTGCCATTCCCATAAGTTCATAATCTGTTCTTTGCTGTGTACCCTGTGCATCTATTTTATATGGCTGTATTTCAACATATAAATCATCTTTGAATATTTCCTTAAACTTATCTAATAAACGCTCTGCCGTGCTTCTATGACCATTTAAAATGGCTTGTGATGTTGCGCTTGCTATACAAGCTGTTGTACATATAAGTCCATCTGAATACTTCTCCAATAATTTAAAATCAACTATTGGTTTATAATAGAATTGTTTTGTGTTTGCTTCTGTCATAATATGACATAAATTTTTGTACCCTTGCAAATTCTTCACAAACAAATTCAGATGGTAGCTTTTTCTCTGTGGATTTTCTTTATTGAATTTCGGTTGGAAATATATTTCACATCCCATAACTGGTTTTATTCCAACTTCATTACACGCTTGGTAGTGTTTTATTAATCCACTAATAGAACCATGATTACTTACACCTAATGCTCTATACCCCAGTTCTTTTGCGTGTTTTGCTAACTGTTCTGGCTTGCCGAATCCATCAAACAATGAATATTCGTCATGTCTGTGGATATCCCAAAAATTTCCCATTCTTCTTTCTTCCTTTCTGTTCTCTATTTTCTACTTAATTATAACAAAAGGGGCTGAAAAAATCAACCCCTATGTACAACTTTATTTTACTGTTTTATGTTTAATAACTTCCTCAATCTCTCCAACTCTTCCTCTTGTCTCATTAATAGAATTATGAGTCTCTTTAATTCTACACTCAAGCATTTCTTCAATGTTAAGTAAACGCTTATCGAATTCTGTATTTATTTTATCAAACTGATTCCACATGTTTTGATTAATCGCATTAAAAGAATTTTCAATTCTGCTCTTCTCTAATGCCTTTTCAAATCCTCGCTTCTCTGCTTTTCTGATTTTCTTTTCATATTTTGTTCTTGTAATAAACATGTATTTATTCCTCCCAATCGTCCTCTTCTTCATCCCAGTCATCAGATTCATTTTCTTCGTCTGCTTCTTCCAGAAGGTCAATATAATATTCTTTTGATTTCTTTGGTTTACAATCAATATCTCGCTCTTTACACAACTTGTAAAGTTCCTGTGGCTTCATGCTTTCATAGTCATTTGTTTCTTCCTCTTCTTCATCCCAATCATCTGCTTCTTCTACTTTTGTTTTGGCTTTTGTTTTTGTTTTGTTTGGTTTCTTCTTTGGCTCGTCCTCTTCAAAATCTTCATTGTTATCTGCTGGATATGCTTTATCAATATATTTTAAAATTGCTGAATCAGACAACGGTTTTATTTTGTTGTTTCTAAATTTTGCTTTGTCTAATGGAATAACGGAATATGTTGTGTTCTGTCCTTTTCCAATTCTTTTAATCTCATAATCTCTATCTAAAAGTGTTCCATATGTTTCATATAATGATGCAAGTGCTGGAACTGGTGAACAGTTATTAACTGCCGCCATTAACAGCTTCACTTCTTTACTTTCGAAATCATAGACACTCCAAACATACATTTTTCGTGTCCTTAAATTTTCATCCTCGCAATACTCGCATTCTCTTCCAAACTCTTCTTGGCATGGAACATTCACACCTAAAGCAAAACTATCATGGAACTTAATTTCCAAACCATCTTCCATATCTGTTAGGAATCTTACTCTTGCTTTTGAATCCTCTTTAAAAAACATGAATTTTCCTTTACTTGTTCCACTTTTTGAAATTTCACTTTTAATGTCTGATAACTTAATTTTTCCCATGTTGTTTCTCCTTTTATTCTTTTGATATGTTTGTTTTATACTCACCGATTTCTACCGCACAAAACTGTTTTGGATTTATGATATAACCACCGAACTCTACAACTGCATTTGCATCTTCAAGATAACACTTTTTAATCACAGCGTTAATTCTTTCTATTGTTTCACGCATTTTTTGTTTTGCTCTTTTTACAAGCTCTGTTAGAAGCATTTCATCAAAACTTGCTTTATCTTCATCACGTTTAAATCCAAACATAACTTCATAATCCATACAAATCAGTTTGTATTCTTCACTCTCTTCATTATACTCTCCACCTATCTCTCTGTCAATCACTAATTTTTCAAGCGTATCCTTATGATAGAAACACATTTTACAATTCACTCTATATCTTAGTACCATGCTTTCTGACCCTCCTAGAACGCTGTTTAGCGGCTTTTATTTCTTCCTCTGACATTTCCCCCACGTCTTTCTTATCAACTGGATAATCAAAGCGTATCACATTAAAAAACCGCTTTAAATACTCTGTTCCTTTTATTCCACATTCATCATTATCTAATGCAGATATTACTGTTGTAATTCCTTTTTGTTTTAATTTGTTCACTTGTTCGTCTGATATATGCCATCCTAATATTGCAACAGCATTTTTTATATGCCCTCTTGTTTTAAGGCTCAAATAATCCATGTATCCCTCGCATATATATGGAATGCAGTTCTCTTCATATGTTCCACATAGTGTATCACGCTTTCTGAACCCCTCATTGTATAAATACTTTCTTTTCTTTTCAACATGCGGGTTCATTGTTCTTCCTACCCATCCCATAAACTTCCCATTGTCTAATATAGGAAAAATAAATGGATATGCAACATTATAGTTGTATTTACACTTTGAAACATTCAATGCACGTTTACTGAATCCACGTTTCTTCATGTATTCAATTATTTGTTTTTCATCTTTGCTATCTGCTTTATTCCAATCTGTTGTTTTTAACCCATAGTAATAATCCTTTGCTTCAATCAATGCTTGCTTGCTTTGTTTCTTTCTTTTTCTTTTAACCTTTATCTGCAACTTTTCTATTTTATCACTATGCAATATTTGTTCCAATAAACAACATGCCTGTAAATCATTTAGTTCTGGGTGTGCTTTCATAACAAAATCTAACGCATTTCCTTTCGCTTCGCATCCAAAACAAAAAAATGTTCCATCATCCAAACAGATTCGCATTGATGGGTTTATATCATCATGGAAAGGACATATAATATTAAACTCTGTTGTTGTTATTTCTTCAATGATTCCATAATAGATTAATACTTTCGCAAGTTCCTTTCCTCCATATGTTCTTATCATACATATTGTTCTAGCCTTTCTGTTCTGTTATCTTAATATATGGCTCTGATATTTCAACATCACAACATTTTCCTAACTGCGATTTATCTTCTTTGCTTATCTTTCCTGTTTCATACATTCTATCAAGTTTTGTTTCATCCATTGTCTCCTCAACATCTATGAACTTTTTGAACTTCTTCGCATCTACTCCACACTGTTTCAAATACTTAATGAGTCCATCCATATCATTTACTTTGTATGTTTTGTTTACGACTGTTTTATATAACTGTTTTGAAATGTTTTGTTTTAACTTTTCAAACTTCCATGTTAGCTTCTTTCTTCTAACCTTTGTTACTTTAAGTTTCACATGGTTTGTATAATAGTTCACTCCATCTTTTAATTCAATATCAAAAGTTTCTTCTCCTTTTGGAAGATTGGTAAACATAAAATTTGTAACTGCAAGCTGTTCTTTTTTTCTTACTTCATTGTAGTATTCGTCAAACTTCTTTTTTTCTTGTTGTGCTTCATACAATCTCCTAACGCTCTGTTCTATCTGTGCTGTATTCATTCTTCTGTCCTGTCCTTTCTTTGTACTCTTTTACTGCCTGTCTCTGTGCATATAACACGGAATTAATATCCTTTGGATATGTTCTAACATTTACATCACGAATGAAAACAAGTTCATCAAATGTTAATTCTTTCTCTTCCCCAACTGGTGTCTGTACTCTTACAAGCTCTTTTTTTCTGTTTACTCCTACAACCTTTGCTGTTCCTAACTTCTTTAAAAGTTTTCCATGTTTTGTTTCAATAAATCTAACATAACAAATCATACAACCAACCTGTAAAACATTGTCATAAATACGTTGTTCTTTTCTTGAGCCATATTTCATTTCAATTTCTTCAAGTGTTGCAAATTTTCTTTCTTCTGTTTCCTCTGTACTTGTTTTAACCTCTTCTGTTTCAAGTGTCTCTGTTTCAAATCCTTTTGTCTCAACCCATGCTTCATCATCTTCATTGCTTGGTGCTGGCTGTTTTTCTACTTTTGTTTTACTTTTTGTTTCAATCCACGCTTCATCAGTTTCATTCTCATAAGCATTTAATCTATCAATCAACTCCTGTTTTGTGAACTTATGTCCTTTACTTTCTAATGTGAGTCCTCTGTTTCTTGACTGCTGTTTTAACTCTGCAACTTTCATTTCCTCAAATCTCATTTGTTTTGTTCTCCTTTTCTTTTTATGTCTTAATTATATCACTCTGCTTTTTCTTTGTCAATATTTATTTTAAAACGATTATACTGATAACTGATAACATATAAATCATTCCGAATAATGATAAACAAGCTATAATATCATTGAAATCCTGTTTTGTTATGCCCCATTCTTTCCAAAAGGTTTTGAACACTCTTTTGAATGTTCTCACCTTTCTTTTTGTTTTTCTCTGTAGCTTTCTATAGTTGTATGGTGTCATTTTGTTTTATCTCCTTTCTGAAATATCCAGCAGTTTCTTTACTGCCTTTTGGAACTCTTCGCTTGCTCTATGTTCTTTTATTGTTCCTATATCTGTCATACATTTCAGATATCCATACAACTTGTTTTCTGCTTCCTCAAAACTAACTAATCCTCTTCTATATGTTGCTAATACGATTGTTTCAAATTCTGCATATTTTACCATTTTGTTTCCCTCCCAGTTTGTTCTCTTTCCTGTTTCTAAAACTATATCAACATAACTTTTTACAAATTCATTAAATGATGATTAAACTTTTCTAATACTACTTTCTCTTCTTCATCTGTTAAAAGTTCGATATCCCAGAATGCCCTTACATATCCAACAAAGTGCGCTTTGTATGCATTTTCGTAGGCTTCAAAACTTTCAAAAGAAATCAAGCCTTTCTTAAATTGTTCATTCCTATGAATAATTCTTCTAAATATGAATGCTTCTCTTTCTTCGATTTTATTCATTATTAATGTTTTCATATTTATTTCTCCTTTTCTGTTCTCTCTTAACTTGATTTAATTATATATCAAAGGGTTGATTTTGTCAACCCCTTAATTACATTTTTTTTTAATCGAATAAACAATATCTTGCATAGCTATAGCCTTGTGTATTTACAAAAAACTTTTGTTTTGTTTCCTCATTTACAATCATTATAACATATTGCGTGTAATCTTCTTCATATCCGCAAGGAACATCTTTTAAAAAATCAAAATCTTTTAACAAATTATTTTTGAAATAAACAAATTCTTTATCATTCATAATAAATGCCATTGAACAGATTGCCTTTACATTGTAATATTCATTTTCATCTAACAACTGTTCTGTATATTCCTCAAGTGTATTGTTTTTATTTAATTTAGGCTCTGCTAAATTTAATTTCATTTCTGTTTTAAATGTTCTTTTCTTCATTTGTTCTTCCTCCTAGTTTGTTTTGCTTTCTTTATTAACTGTTTACCTTTAACTTAATTATATTATAACATATATAAAACAAAAGTCAACACCTTTTTATAAAATATTTTAAAATAAATAAAGCTATATAAAATATATGAATATATTAATTATATTATATATAATATATAGCCTTATGATTTATTTTATTTATTTGTTTTATTATGTTTTGTTTCTTTCTTCTTCCACTTATCTGTATAAGTGTCATTGTATTTGTTTTTGTATTTGTTATGATATTTGTCCTGCATACTGTGAATTGCTATTACATCATATCCTGTTCCATTAAGCTGTTCGCACATTCTATTTATTTCTTTTAGCTCTTTTGTTACATCCTGTATAAGTTTTGAAATGTACTCTGCATCTGCTCCCATTCCATTATTCATGCATTTCTGCCACTGTTCCTCATACAATTCTTTCGTTTCATGTTCCCATTGCTTATACTGTTCCATTGCATTCTTCACAAACTTAGGAAGAACACTGTCATTCACATCATCTGTTGTGTATTTGCTCCAATCTCTAGAAATCATCTGTGGGAACTGCACTTGTCTTAATGGAATTAACTTCTGGTGAAGATTTATATATTTATGGTGAAGCTTTCTTTTACTTGCACATTCATCCATATACTGACATTCTAACTTTCTTTTGAATCCCTGTAAGCCAAGAAAACAGAAATAGTCTGCAAGCTGTTCATGGAAACTTAATGCTTTCTGCATATGCTCATCAAGTTTTATATATACTTCTTCTGCAATGTTTTCTTGCATGCGTTTGTTTCTTTGCGTTCCCATGTACGGTTGCTGTTCCTGTGTATTCCATCCTTGTTCTGTATTTGTTTTGTTTGTATTTATATTTTCATCATATTTCACACCATTTACTTCATACATTGTTTTGCCCTCCTTATATTACTGGTATTACTGGAAAATTATAACTTGTTCCGCATAACTCACAACCACTAACCATAAAAGCACCAACATCTGTTGCTACATTTGTGTGGTACACTTTTCTACTTCTTAACTGGTCTGCATGAACATTGTTTCCACACTTTGTTCTAAGTACATATTGTGTTGTTCCTGTTCCAATCGTTATAGCTACCGTTTCTGCACTTGTTACTGTCGGAATTGCTTGTGCTATACAGATACATACTTTTTCTTTGTTGCTATAGTTTGCCTGTGGAATATTCAGAATCAAAACACCATCCTGTACTGTTACACTATTTGTTTTCACAAAATGAACGCAACCACCGCATCCATATCCATTATTATTATATAAACTACATGCCATTTTATATCACCCTTTCTAACCCTTTTAATTAAACGAATAGGGCGGTTTTTATGCCGCCCTTACAAATATATCACGCATAAGCGGAAAGTCTCTTAAATCATCAAATAAACGCTTTAGCATCCGCATCCATTATTACAAGCTGTTCCATAGTGTGAAAACAACTGTGCGCTTTCATATGGACTGCATGTCTGATATGCTGGAATTGGTGTTGGTCTTAATGTTGAAATCAGTGTTGCGTTCTGTGCTTGCTGGCTCAGCTGGAAGTTTGCTGTCTGTAACTGGTCACGCAAGCTCTGAATCTCATTCTGTGTCATTAATGCTCTTGTTGCATCACCATCTGCTTTAATAGCGTTCACAATGTCACAAGTATTTCTTGCATTCTCATATCTTACAGAATCAATACTTCTCTGTGTTGTGCAACAACAATCTGCAAGCTGTGAAGCAAGTGCATTCGTGTTCTGCATTCCCGCTGCTGTTCCATCTGTGCAATTCTATTTTGTGTTAATTGTTGCTGATATGGATTCATTCCATACCCTGTATAGTTGTACATCAATCACCACTCCTTTCATGCTTTTAATATATCATACTTTTTACATTTTGAAATATAAACAAAATATACTAGGAAGAACCATAAAGAATATGTGCAATAAAAAAGGAGTGCTTTCGCACTCCCTTAAATCATTCTGCCTATTTTCATAAGCATCTTTCTATGTTTCTTTTTAACTGCAATTTCCGATAATCCTATTTCATCTGCTATACATTGCAAGGTTTTCTTTTCCTTATAATGCATCCACAAGATTTTCTTTTCTTCTTCACTCAACATTGTTTGTTCCATCAAATCACCGAACTCTTTTACAGAGCTTATGTCCTTTAGTTTTGTTCTAGTTTCTGCGTTCTTTTTATCCATGCTTACCACTTCCCATGAACTTACCACATACCGGACACCTCTTATGATTTCCGCCTTGTTTATTTCTATTTTTTGCAATCTTAACAGTTTTAGCTGTTTTAGTTACATGTATTCTTGCTTTCGCCATTCTTAATTCTCACCACCTTGGTTGTGAACCGCATTATCATTATATTTATTTCCGCTTACATCATTGTATTCTGCATTTGCATTATCTCCACTTGTTTCAACATCAACATCTTTTCCATTTGTTGTCACATAATCAAATTGCGATTCATACCAAACAAAACAACCGAAACTAAATGCTGACTGTAGAAACATTAAAACAATTAAAATAATGATAATGATATCTTTTAGTTTGTTAGAACGTTTATACTCTTTCTGAACGTCTATCAGAACTTCACTAAACTCTTCCATACTTGTTTCACTTCCTTAAATTATTGCATCTTTATACTTTCCATTTACTTTTACTTTTACAATCCCTGTACTGTACTTTCCATCTTTTCTATACATCATACCAGTTTTATATTTACTACTTTGTTTTGTATAACAATTCGCTTGTAGTTTAAATATAGCATACAATGTTATGTTTGCTTTTACAACATATGTTTCACTTATATACGTTCCGCTTCCATTTTGGTTTGTGTTCCATCCTTTAAATTCATAGTTTGTTTTACTTGCTGTTGGAAGTGTTCCAATCTTATCACCATAAGACACTATACTAACAACCGAATCGGAAGTTCCTACAATTCCACCATTTGACCCCGCATCAAATTTAATTGCACAACTTATTTTTTCCCATACTGCATATAGCGTATAGTTACCTTTATTTGTTCCACCCCATGCTTGCCCTGCACTATATGATGGCGAAATCGCTGTGCTTGACAATGACCAACCTAGGAACGTATACCCTGTTCTTTTTGGAATTGTTTTTGACAATGTTGTATCATATCCATAATAATAGTATTGTGTGCTTGGCGCACCCGTTCCTCCATTCGCATTGTATGATATTGAATACCTATCTCTTGCTGGAATTGTGAAATTTACGCTTGCTGTATACGAATTTCCTCCACCATATTCTATACCTGTAAATCTTGCAGAACATGTTCCTTGTGAACTAGATGTTCCTCTATTATATGTTTTACTATATGTTCCAATTAGAACTTGGTTCGCTGTGTTCCATCCATTATTTGATGTTGTATTAATATCTTTACTTCCAATACTTGAACTTGCAGAAGCTCCCCAATCAAAATAGAACATATTAGAACTATCTTGACATGAATACTGTGACCAATACCATATTTGCACTGTTACTGTTGTTTGTGTTTTACTATTTTTGGATGTTACATAGAGTCCAATTCTACCTTGGTATTGTGTACCTGTTGACGGAGAACTCCATTGTGTACCGCTTGGTGCTGACATTTATCACACCTCCTAACCAGTTACACGGATATATATATCTCCGTCTTTTCCTGTTGAATCGCTTGGTGCGGCTGTTCCTTGTCTAATTGTAGGCATTGCATCTATCTTTGTATTTATCTCATTAATTTGATTTTGTAGGCTTGTTGCTGGGTCACTTCCCAACCTATCCTTTATTGTATCAAACCAATTATTGAAAATTTCTTCAAACTGCGAAAACAAATCAGATGTACTTATCTGCTTAACAACACCTGTTACGAATCCACATACCTCATTATATGGTCTTTTGTCTGTTATATCAGCGGCACTCACACTGGATGCTCCTACACCCTTTTTAATTGTTGCTAATTGCAATTCCTTAATTGTTGTTGTGTTTGAAACGCTTGTATCATTTTGTTTTACTTCCAACGACATTTTTCTGTTTGTTTTATCCAATCTTATTACAACTGAATCTGTTTGAACATATGAAGAGTTATTAACTTGAATTGTTAATGTTGTATCTTCTGTCAGTTCATAATAATATCCATCTATATAAGCACTCCCCGCTTTAACGGTTACTTTTAATCCACTTTGCGCTGAAACTTTTAATCCATCTGTAGGGTTTACAAAAACACCATTACTAATAAATTTTGAAAAATAGCTTGCAAAATCTTCTGCATTATATGTTCTATCATAAACACCGCTACTTGTTTCAACTGCATTAAAAAAACCATATCTTTCTGCCATAGCAAATCACTCCTTTCTTTTTATTTCCATTTACCTTTTGCATACGCTGTGAACTTCATTTCATTTGCAGATTTCCTTGAAACTGTATCAAAGGCTCTTATATTCGCCAAACTTACTGACCAGTTATATACAGTTCCCCACGAAGCACCAGTTCCATATTGCGCTTTCGAGCATATAACAATTTGCGGCTGTTCTAAAAACTGTATAGGAAATGTCCATGCAAATACACCTTGATACAAACTGTTATATTTGTTATTTATTCCCGCTGTTGCTAGTTTGTCTGAAACCCATTGTTCCAACAATCCAGTACTCCATTTTCTATAATGTCCGTTTTCATTTTCACCCTCTTCAACAATGTATTCAAAAACCTGTGTTGCTGTTTTTCCGCTTCTATTTTCAAGATACTTAACTGTTGTCGAATTGTTCTGAACTTTGTTTATAACCTCTTGTATAATATCTGTTACATCCTGTATTCTTGACCCATATGTAAATTCTATATCAACAATGTCTCTATCACCTTGCCTTGTCACTGTTACATTTGTAATCTGTGCATCAATTTCCATTCCGAGTTCTTCATCTGCTACTGTAACAAAATCTCCTATGTTATAATCTTTTTTGTAGGTATACTGTTTTGTTATATCTGTAACTGTTGCTGTGTACTCTTCACTTAAATCATTGTCTTTGGCTTTTTCATCTGCCCTTTGTTTCATCAGTTCTTCATACTCTGCATCAGTTAATTTTTTACTGTCTTGTTCACTTTGAACATCTCTTGCATCAACCCATAGCTCTTTCCTGTTCCACCCTTTACGCTCTCCGAAAGTAACGTCTGAGTTAACATCTATGTTGTACCACTTTCTGTCTGTTCCCTCTCCCTCTCCCGCAATATATACTGTATTTCTTAGCTTACTTCTATCAACCGTATAATCTGTGTTTGCTATATTGCTTAATGATTGAGAAAACACAACAGAACTAACCGCCTTGTTTGCTCTATGTCTTGTTCTATCTTCACCAGCTCCAATTATCAATGTCCATCCATCAATATTCTGCGGATGTTCTGTATTAATAACTACAACGTTTGGTCTTAATGCGATTCTTAGTTTATCGGCTTCTGCGACTTCGCTTATTTCATCCCATAACGAACCGCCTGTCACTTGTTTATCTATTGTACTACATACCTGTTTTAGTCTTTCTTCATTTTCAAACTCAACTGCAAGTGCAATGTTTCTGTTTTCATCATCTGACATTATAAGGTTTTGTTTTACCAACTCTTCAATATATTTGTAGCTTTTCCCTTTAAATGTTACCTGTCCTTTAATTACTCTGTATTCTAACAATTTTAACGCAAGGCTACCTTTTATCGTAAATACTTTACTTGTTTCACTATCACTTTCACGCTTTACCGACTCAATAACTCCAAAAACATCATTATCGAACAGAACATAATAATTTTTTGTTTTGTCCATCAAATACAAGTTTTCTTTGTCGAGCATTGCATTAATTGTAAATGCTCCGATTTCTCTTGCTTTGTACTCATACTGCGAATATTCATACTTTCGGAGAATGTCAACTATGCACATTGTATCATCCAATATTGTTACCATAATTCTACATCCCCCTTATATTGAAATATTGTTCCCTATATTCAAAACTAACATCCATAACACCATCACTAGGCTGTGTTTCATATGAATAATAGTTTTTCCCTATAAGAATTTTAAATAGTTTGTAACCAACTTCCATATTTCCAACAATAGAAACTTCGTCACCACTTTGTGTATGTAGTTTAACACTTTCTTCTCCAATGTTAGTATTTATAACAATTTCATCACCAGCCGACATGCTCAAATCAGAAAATATAATTTTTGCATCTTCTGTTATACTATTTACTTGCTGTGTTATAAGTGTATCTGATACCGCTTTCATTCTGATAATACAACCAACTGGAACATCACCGTTGTTTTCAAACAAAACAATTTTCTGCCTATGTTCTACTCCCATTGTAATCCCATTTGTTTCTGGAATTGTTAATGGAAACTTGAACTTGTTTTCAAGAACAGAAAAATTAATTGTTTTTGTTTCTTTGTAAAACATTGGATTAAAACATTCAAACTCCAAAATAAACTTACATAACACTTCATTATTTTCTTTGTATGTTGTTGAATATTTTGGTGGTGCTGTTGGTCTTGCATCTAAATAAAATCCATTTGCTTCTATAACCATTTCTTGATATATAGAAATAATTCTGTCAAGTTCTTCCTTTTTGTCTTGTACTGCTGTTTCACAATTCTGCCAATATTGTTCCCACGTGCTTGCCTGTTCTACATCCTTAGCAACAACATATCCTGTTATAGTTGGTTTTCTTGTTCCAACTGTTAAGCCAGCATAAGATTGCCCTATTTGATAAGGCACTCTATATGCTGACATTTCTACGCTAGGCGTATCCCAGTCAATTTCATCAATGATATAATAACCATCTTTTGAATCAATAACAATACTGTCTTTTGTTACGCTATTTGTTAGTGTAACTTTTTTGACCATTGTTTTCACCACCTTTTAAAATCCTAACAGTAACTCCCTTTTTGCTTTTTTCATCTGCCTTGCATACTCATATGCGTTTGGTTTTGTATTGTAAAAATTAAATGTATCTCCATTACTGTTTTTACCTTTACTGTCATTATACTCTTCATTCTCCTGTTTTGTCAATACCCTTTCTCCTTTATGCAACTCTGCTACATATCCATTAAAAGGTACATAATCCAAACCATTTGCGTGTTTACCATTTACACTCTTAGCGGCTGACTTTGCTTCATTCGCACCACTTACAATGCTTCTAAATCCACTGACAATTCCGCTGACGAAACTTCCAATCTTTCCCGCAAAATCACTTACCCATCCGAGTATGCTGTTTCCTATACTCTTTAATCCATTCCATAGCTGTGAAAGAATATTTCTACCAGCACTGTACATCTGACCGCCTATTGCAAGTATCTTGCTAGGAATCTGTACTACAATACTCCAAACTTTGCTAGGTAACTGTTGCATAAACGAAATGAATCTTGAAACAAAATTAGAAGCTGTTCGTGTTCCACTTTGTACAAGCTGTGAACCCCACGAAATAATTTTGCTCAATGTATTTGATAACCATGTCCACACCCTACTAGGTAGCTGTGAGAACCACTGTATTACACTTGTTATGAAATTAGAAGCGGCTTCTGTTCCACTTTGTAATATACTTGAACCCCACTCAATAATTTTATTTAATGCATTTAGCAACCACTCTCCTATTCTACTAGGTAGCTGTGCGAACCATGTTACAATATTCTCAATTATCACTGGCAATTCTGTTGTTGCCCATTCAACACAAGATTGACCAAACAAATATATATGTCCTAACATTTCACCGATTACATAACCAATCTTATAAGGCAATTCGCTGAACCATGTTACAATCGCATTTATTGTGTTTGGTATTGTTTCATTCACAAAAGTATTAAATGCATTCGGTATTGTTTCTGTAAAAAAACTAATCACATTGTCAACAAAACCTTGTATTGTTTCAACTGCATTGTTAAATACCTCTGGAATTGTTTCTGTAAAGAATGTTTTAACACTATCAAACGCTCCTAGAATAATCTCTGGAAGTCTGCCAAAGATATCTGACACTTTGTCAAAGAACTCTTGAAACTTTTGTGCCGCTTCATCAAGTCCGAACTTCTCTAATATCTCCGCTCCAATATCTCCGATGGTGCTTAGAATTGTACTTCCAATACTTGTAAATGTTTCAACTACATTGTCAAACAATCCTTTTATTCCATCTGCAACTTGTTCAAAATCTCCTGTAAATATTCCAATGAATATATCCATTATGCTTAGAATGTTATTTAAAACAAGCTGTATAATATCTACAACCGTAGAAAAAGCACCCTCAAATACTGGCGCAAATATATCACACAATGTCTCCCATGCTGTTTTAATTACATCTGTTATGCTTTCAAAATTAAAACCTAACTCATTTATTTTGCTTACAAACTCATTCGCAAAATCTGAAAATGTTTTCTTTAATTCGTTAAACGTGTTTGTTATGTTATTTCTAAATTCTTCATTTGTTTTCCACAATGTAACAAACATTGCAACCAATGTTCCAACAACTGCAACAACTCCTAAAATAGGTGCTATGGCTGAACTAAAAGTTGTTGCTATTTTTGTTATAACACTTGGTATTCCACCCATACTTGCTATCAATTCTGATTGCCCCATACTGAGAAGCTGTATTGTTTTTGTTACACTTCCAATAACTCCACTTGCTGTTTTAATAACTGTAATTATAGTTCCGATTGTACTTGCAACCTTTGACAAAATAAGCAAAACTGGGCCGATTGCTGCTACTACAATACCCGCTTTCACAATGAAATTTTGTTGTTCTTCTGACAGCTCATTGAACTTTGTTACAAGATTTGTGAGCCACTGAATAAAATTTCTTATGTTTGGAATCAATACATTTGATATAACAATTCCAGCACCCTCTAATGCTGATTTAAAAAGTGTTATATCACCCTTTAAATTATCAAGCTGTGTTTGTGCTTGTTTTAGTGCTGAATCATTTGCATTTTTTAGCCCCTCTTTAAAGTCATTAACTTTCTCTGTTGATGAAACTGTCATTTTGTTAAACGCTTGCAAACCATATGTTGTGAATATTGTGTTTTTATATGCGTTTCGTTCTTCTTCTGACATTCCGCTCAACTTACCATTTAATTCATCTACAACATCATTGAAATCTCTTGCATTTCCTTGTGTATCATAGACAGATACTTTTAATTCATCCAACGCTTTCTTGGCTGTACTTGTTGGTGTATACAAGTCCATCATTGCTCTGTTTAATGATGTAGCCGCTTCCTCACCTGTTATGTTTTGTTCTGCTAATCGTAACAAACTCAATGTTACACTATCCATATTTTGTCCATAACTCTTAGCTGTTGCGGATGAAGAAGAAAGTGCTGTTCCTAATCCTCTAACATCCGTGTTCGCCATTGTTGCCCCTTTAGCAACTAAATCTGTAACACGCTTCGCATAATCCATTCCTTTTCCAAAACCTTTTAGTGTTCCTACAACATAAGTGGAAGAATCTGCCAAACTTAAATTACCAGCCGCCGCAAGATTTAACACCTCTGGCAACGCTGTCATTTGCTCTTCTGCTGTTAATCCACTTTGCGCTAATACATTCAATCCCTCTGCCGCCTGTGTTGCACTGAACGCTGTTGTAGCACCCATATGCTGTGCGAACTTGGAAAGGTTTTGAATCTTATCTGTTGTTGTTCCCATTGTTGCGGCAACTTGTGACATAGCACTCTCAAAATCTGTTCCCGCTTTAAGTGCCGCCGCTCCTACTCCTGCAAGTGGCAATGTTACACTTCTTAACATTGTACTTCCAACTGTAGCAAAGGCACTGGAAAGTCCTTTAAACTTTTGTTCTGCTGTGGCTGATTTATCCCCAAAAACTTTTAGGTCATTATAAGCGGATTTAAACCCTTTTTGAAACTTACTAGAATCAAGTTCCAAATATGCCACAGCAGTTCCCATATTAACCGCCATTTATTTCTCCTTTCAAACAATACTTTGTTTATTCGTACTGTTTATAAAAATCTTTAAAATTGTTATAATGTTTTGTTTCCGCTTTTTTGTTCTGTTCTATATAATGAGGTTTTTCTCCCTCTGTTAATCTCAATGTTAATTCACAACATGCTTCGTTAAAACAAAAGGCAGTATAACTGTCCTCTATCCCTAAAACTTCACTAGGTAAACATTTATACTGCCTTGATATTGCTAATACGCTTTCTATCTTTTTACTCTGTACGAAAGGATTCTAATGCTTTTACCCCCTGCTGTGAGTAGTTGAAAATAAACATCATCTGTTCATCTGTAAGCTCAATCCCTGTACTTTTAATTTCATCATATGTTGGCTCTACAAAAGTTTCACTTGCAATTAAATCAATTACATCATAGATTTCTTGCATCATACTATTTTCTTCTGTATCAAGACTTCCACTCTGTACGAATAACTCATTTGTTTTAACGAGTAATGAATTTGGAATCTTTCCCTGTTTTGCCATTCCTAAAATAGATGGTCTTTTAAGTTTTGCAACAAAAGGTTGCCCCTCTGCAAAATCTGGAAGCCTTACAATATTACCATTTGCATATTGTTTCAACTGTTCCAAACTTGTTACCTGTTCTGTTTCTTTTGCTTTTACTGCTCTTGCCATGTTCTCATTCTCCTATCTTTTTTTTTGTTTTAATTTACTGCAAGTCCTGTTTCAAAACTATCCTCATCCGACAATGCTACAGCATCTGTGAACTGTGGAAGTGTTTTCACATAAGAAATCTTATAAGGTGCTTCTCCCTCTTTTGGTGCTGAATTAATTGTGTACTCTGGAACTCTGAATACATCATCCTCTGAACTCATTGCAACTGGTGTTCCTTGGCAGTTAGGATATGTGATTTTCTCATATCTAACAATCTGACCACTTGCATCATACTGTGCAGAATAACAATCAAGTTCAAATACTTGTCCTTTATCTGTACTTCCAGCAACTGGTGGTGTATATGTTAATGTATCACCTGTTCCCTCTACTGTACCACCTTGCAGAATCTTAACAAGCTCTGGAATGAATACATTATCTGTTAATGTAATCTGATGTCCAGTGATTGTTGTCGTTGCTGGTTTCTGTGCAATTAATCTTCCTAATTTTACAAGTTTAATTGCATCTGTAGTTTCTGTCTGCGGTTCTACTCCAACTTTATTTGCTGTATCTACCGCAATTTCTGTTGCATTTGTATCATCACCATCAACGACACCTGTTCTTACTACTACAAGCGAAACATCAATGGTTGGGATTCCAACTGCTTTTTTCTGTGTTTTAGCCATTACTTAACCTCCTAACGATTTTCTATTTTTCTACAACCTTGGTATTGAAATGATACCATATGTGCATTTTTATCTTTATCATAAAAACTTGCTGTTTCATTTCCAACATACATAACAAGTGGAAATACTTGTTTCATTTTTTGTTTTGTTTCAAACATGAAACTTTCAATTCTTCCATACCTGTTTACTGGAACATATAACATAATTGTGTATAGTGGTCTTTCACTTGAAACTGTTTGTTGTTCATATGTTCCCTCCGACTTTACAACAACATATTCTTTCAAACATTCACCTTTATGTTGTGACGGATAATAAACTTCTGTTCCGTCTACCGCTATAGCATCCCTAATTTGCTCTATAATGCTTTTCATTTGATATACCTCAATAAATCCTTATACCCGTCTAAAACTTCCTTAGAACACGCATTAACGGTTGGCTGTAGAATTGCAAATCTTCTTTCATTGCACAACTCTAAATATATACCATAGTCAACTCCATGACCTATATATATTCTTGTTCGCATTTTTCCAATTTGTTCAACCCATCCTATTAGCCTTTGCCTTGCGTGTCCTGTTCTGTCTGTCCATGGTCTATTCTTCTTAGCATAGTTCTGAAACTTTTTTGCACCGCTTGTTGCAAACATTTTAATTGCAACTTGTGATTTTGTTTCAGCTCTTTCTAAATTATCAAGTAACTGTTTTGCATCAATTCTAATTGTTCCCATTCAACACCAACTCCATTGATATATCACAAACAATGTTAAACTCTTGTATATTGTTTTTCTCAATAATCTTATAAGTGTTCTCATTTATTTGTATCATATCTCCATTTTTAATTAAAACAGAATCATCATATGCAACCATTAATTTCGGCTGTCCTTTTGAATGTGTTTTAGAACCATCTGAAACGCTTTTTGTTATATATCCCTTTTGTGTATGAAACAATCCTTGTACTTCTGTTATGCTCCGTTGTTCATCTGTGTCTTCTCCATAGTTGTTTAATATTGTTCTTTTAACTTCATAGCTTCTGCCATGTGTTTTTATCTCTCGTTTTACTTTGTTTAATTCTATCTGTAACATTTTCTCATTCATCTTAGCACCCCACTGTTTACAGAAACAAAGTGGGATGCAAGCATCTTGAAATAACTAGAACTGTCTTTCGTGGTCAAACCACTTACATCCAACCCTGTTACTTCTGCTTTGATTAATAATCCATCATAGCTTGCTTTTCTAACATCACCGTTATTTTTTTCTAATAGATATTGCAATTCATCCACTTCAAAATATGGTGCTTGTTTTTCTCTCAAGTTGAATTTTAACTGTTCTAAATTATCCATATACTCACCTCCCACATTTGTTTACATCTTACTCTGTTGGATTGCTTTCTGAATAATCTGTCTTGCTTCTCTTACATTTTTAGCTTTTGAAGTATCAATGTTATGCTTTGTTGCATACTCCGCAAGCTGTTCTTTGTTCATTTCAGAAATTGGAATTGTGTCAACTGAATCATCCTCGACAATTTCTTCTTCTGTTTCAAAATCATCAATATTTTGTTCTGTTTCGTCAACAATAACATAACCATTCTTTTTGAACATTGTTTCATATGAATTGCGACTTACCTTAACAGTATGCTCGCCTTTCATAATATTAACCATTGCCATGTTTATTCCTCCCTTACGCTACTACATCAAGAATATATACTTGGTCTGCTGTTGGGAAATCTGGCAAACAAATCATTGTAACTTTTGTTTCTACGGTTACTGGGTCTGCCACTGTCATTGTTGTAACTGCTACTCCCGTATCAGTAATTGATACATTTGCAACATTACTTGACATAAGGTCTGACTCTTCTGGTGTTGTACCAAACCATGTGTTTCCAAGTTTTCCTGCTGGGAACATAACAAAAACATCTTCTGGAACATATCTCTGAACTGCTTTCTCTTCGTCTTTGTATCGTTTGTCATATACAACAATATCAATTCCAAGTTCATCTTTGATAAACTGTTTAACTTTTGCATCTGATACAAAACCAACACCATCTGTCATAACATAGATAGATTTCTTGATTTCTGTATTTGCTCTAATGTATCCAAACACCTTGGAAGAACATACTGCTCTTTCAACTGTTACTCCTGTATCATCAACGATTTTTGTAATACCTGTTCTGATATCATCAAGAATTGTTGCTGATGGGTCGCTCCAACTCTTTGTTACTGTTACTTTATGGCTATCATCTACACCATAATCATATTCGTAAACCTGTCCATTTCCTTTCATGGAAATTGTGCCTGTTGTAAGCATCATCATACGCATACGCTCACGCTGTGCAGAAGCACCCTCAAGAAGCTCAACTTCGTCTGCAAAGATTCTATTTACAATAGCATCAATATATGCTTGGTTTCCACTCTCAATGATTTTGTTGAGTTCCTGTCTTAATTCTTCATCAATGTACTTAGATTCTTTAAAGAATGGCATATCTGCGCTTAACTTCTCGAATCCAATTCTCGGTCTTGGAATAGCCTGTACATCAAACGCTGATGCTTTCAAAACTACTGGAAGTCCATTAGAACCTTTCAACCATTTCAATGTAAGTCCGAGTTTCTTGTCATTTGGGAAAAGTTCCTCTCCTAGATATGGCTCTCTGTCCTGTTGTAACAGTTCCCAATATGAAGTAATTTCAGAACTAATAATAAGGTCATAAATTGTCATGTTTTGTTTTCCTCCTATTTCTTAATTAGCAAGCAACGAATTTAATCATTGGCATTGCCGCTTTTACAATATCTGTGAGTTTTGCTTTTGTTGTTGCATCAATTCTGTTTGTGTTTACAAATCCGAACAAAAGTAATGTTCCATTTGCATCACCTGTTGTAACATCTACATCATGTAACAGAACTCCTACTGCGTTAGACGCTTCTGTAGAACTACCCGCTGTTGCCGCTGTGAATGCTGTTGTTCTTGCATCAAGATTTCCTGTGAGTGGTGTACCCGCTTTAACAACTTTCTTTGTTCCCTCTGCAACTCCGAGTGCCTTACTTACTACAACACCCATAGAAACTTGATGTTCTACTGCAAAAAGAATCTGGTTTGTATTTCCATATGTTTCTTTTCTAACTCCTGTTTGATTTAACATTTGTTTCACTCTCCTTTATTTAAAATAATGGCTCTTTACTGCTTTTCTTCCAGCAAGTAATCTTTCAGCCATTGTTCCAGCATACTTTGAATCTCCATTGTTTGAATTTTCATTTGTACCCTGTTTGTTTTGCTCTGTTGCTTTCTTAACTCTTGAACGTGTTACCGTTCCTTTCTTGTTTGTTTCATCTTCCTCAGATGCAAAATAAATCTTTCCATTTGTGCTGTCTTTCATTTCTGCAATTACAGCGTTAATGTCTTTATCTTTTGTTACCTTTGCTTTTGCAACAATAACTAAATCATCCACAAGCTCTGGTTTTGCTCCTAACTGAATAGCTGATAATTTAGCTTCTGCAATAACTCTTGCTTCACGCTCATTAACAAGCTCTTTTGTTGTTGCTGTTAGCGCATCATCCTTTTTCTGTAAATCAGTTTTGTTTGCTTCTTCATCTTCTTTTGCTTTCTTAACAATCGCTTGCAATGAATCTGAATTTTCAACTCCTAAAGACTTAAGATACTCGGCAATCGCATCACCCTTTACTTTTTCAACATCAACATTATTATTCTGCTGTGCATTTGTCTGCTGGTTTGTGTTATTGTTCTGCTGTTCATTGTTATTGTTCTCATTATTCTGTACATCTGTGTTTGTATTTGTTTCTGACATTTGTTCTATTCTCCTTTATTATATAGTGTTTGTAAGATTCTTTCCTCTTTCTTCAACTGTTTTTTCTTTTTCTCAATACCTTTTAAAATTCTCTCCTTATTTGTCTCATTTGTTTCTGCACTTGCGCTTGCTAGTGCTTTTCTTATTTGTTTTTTCAAAATCAATGTTTTTTGGTTATCATAATAAGAATCATATTGTTTTCCACAATTCGGACATACTAGAAAAGTCCTTGTTATGTTTTGTTTCCCAACTTGTTTGTTTTCTTCCTTTATCATTGGATAAAAGGATATTTGACACTTATCACATGTCACTTTCAATTATATCACCTCCTGTATATATTGTCAACTCTTTTATGAATATTTTTCCATTTTCATCATAGAAAGTTTTTCCTTTTGAAACTTCATTGAGTAACTTTCTTTTTTCATTGAGTTTCTTTATAAGTCTGTCCTTTTTCTTTACCTCTCTAAGACTCACAGTTTCCTTTTTAAGACGTTTTCTCATTGCTTTGATAAATAGTGCCTTAATCTCTTTAAACGTCTGTATGGACTCATTATCATCTATCTGAACGACTTCAACTTCTTTACATCTTACACATTCAAAATATAAAATAACATAATGTTTTTTATCTTCGTCATATACATCTTTTTTCAATAATGACTTTGAATCCAAACTGTTTACTTCTCCACATTTGTTACATACTCTTTTTACTTCCATGTTCTATCTCCTGTTCTACATAAAATCTAGCGCATACTTATCAATATCTGGAAATGTTCCAACTGGTGAATTATACCACATTCCGATTTTCTTAGCTATATCTTTCATACTATCTGGAATTACAGCTTCAAAAGTACACATTCCATTCGGATGGTCTAATGGTAACGCATCCTTTGGGTAAACTCCTTTCCCTAATCCATATCTGTCCTCTTTTGCTCTGTTCTCGCATATTCTACAAACTCTTCCATGAAAATTACTTGTAATCCATCTGTATCCGATTACAAACGGGTCATTCTTGTTTACCACTTCAAAACTCTGTTGGTATGCATGTGATACTAACGTTCTAGCAAGCCTTTGTGCGTTGTAATCAACATGTCCAAAACGAAACTTATCATTTATTGTTTCTCCAACGCTGTTTGCTCTTCCAGCATTCACATCTGTTATTCTTGCTTTTCTTGTGCTATATATAACCTTACTTGCTTTTCTCGCTTGTGGGTCTACATAGCTTTCAATATCAAGTGCTATCTCATAAGCACTTTTTCCTTGCGCTGTTCCTATTGAGATTATTTTGTTTAGACTTTCCTGTGTTTGTTTGTTATAACCCCATATTGCTTTACTTAATGTCCAATTATCTTGATATATATATCCTGTTATGATGTTCCTAACAATTTGGTCTGGAACAAACTTAAATGCTTCATGTATATCTGAATCCTTAAATCCACAATACTTTAAAAATGTTCTAGTGTCATACACAACTGCTTCTGAAACTGTTGTCATACTTCTAACAACTCCATTTTTAATATCTTCATTTAATTGTTCTATTCTTTTTGTTATACTACGCTTTAGCAACACAAGGTTTTGTTTTTGCATATTTCCATTACCCATTCTTGCTATTTGCTTTGTAACATCTTTGTACAGATGCTCATACATTTGTTTTATGTCTTTTTGCATCTGTACTGTTGTTGTTTTCCTTACCTGTTCCGCATTTTTTAAACTAAATTTTCCCATGCTTCTATATAACCTTTTACTTCATTATTAAAACAAACAATTCTTTCAAACAATGTATTATTTGGATAATAACAATATAATACACTTTTTTCTGCATTTGACGATTTAACAACTTTGAACCCATTCGCTAACTTGATTTTACTTACTAACATCTCTTTTATCCTCCTAATTTGTTTTCTTTGTTCCTTACAAGTATTATAATACACTATAACAATATAAATGTCAACACTTATTTAAAACTTTTTATTCTTCTTCAAGTTTTGTTTGTGTTTCAATTTGTTGTACATTCTTTTCTACTTGCTGTTGTGTTCCAATGCTTTCAAGTTCTCCCTGTACCTGTGTATTCATACTCATACTATCAAACATATTGTTTTCTATTGCTATTTGCATAAGTTCATCATCAATCTGCGCATCTGTTTTGAATTCATCTTTTCTCCACTTCTTAATGTATGACTTTCTACTTCTAGCATTTGCCGCAATCTCTGAAAGGTCTGACGCTTTTTCATCATCTTCATCTTCCATAAGTGCATAGTGTTCTAAAATATTAATGTTATACTGTATTTCATCCAAACCTGTTAAAACATACCTTGAAATAACTTCATCTTTGTTTAACATTGCAATATCAAGAATACATTTAATAACAAACTCTAATGCTGGTATCCACGCTTTCATTTTTTCATCACATCTTACTTGCAATGGATAATACAATACTTTCAATGCTTTTCCGCTTGTTATTGTTCCAACCATTGTTTCTTCTGAAATGTTTGGAATATCAAGTTCACCATACATTGTTGTTTTAATTCTATCAAGTGTCGTTTTGACACTTTCTGTATGGTTCATCTGTGGTGCTAATGTTCCAACAGACGGGTGAACTTCATTTTGATTTTGTTCTGAACGTAAATCCCAGTATGCTCCCGCTCCACTACTTAGATTGGCTGTGGTTTCTGCATTCATATCAACTGTATAACGAATAGGATTCATTCCTTTTCTTTCACTGTCTATGTCTGCATTTCCTAATCTACTATATCCAGCCTCATACATTGCTAAATCTTCAATTTCTGATATTCCTAATTCATCAAACAATGTTCCATCATTCAGAATAACAACTGCTGGGATATATTCCAACTCTAATATTTGTTCTGGCACAACATTTTGTTCTACATTGCCGATTCCATTATATAGTGTTGAACTAAAGTATATTTGTCCATTTATTTCTTCATACCTGTTTACCAAGTATTTCTTCTGTTTTGTTTGTTTTGTTCTATTTACGCTTTTAAAACTTATAAACTTTGTTAATCTATCTGAATCATAATCTGTCTCATAATAAAACTGCAAACTATTGTAAAAATGTGCTTGTATTCCATCCTGTTCTGAAAAATCCACCAAACATGCTACACGTTTTCCGATAAAACAATCTTTTGCACTTTGTAACAGCGTTCTTGAAAAACCGCTTTTTTTTAGAACTTTATTTACCAGTGTTTGGTATTGCTGTACTTGTTCTTCATTTTCTTCGTCAACATAATTTTGTTGAATTAAGAAATCTGGTGTTTGGCTAAACATGAATCTTGCTTCTTTGTCAATTAATGTTTTAGCAATCTTGAATCTAACATCTGATGCTACATAATCTCCCGCTGTTCCCTCTGTTACAAATTCAGCACCTTTTTTATAATCAATATAGTTTTGTTGTATTTGTAACAATTCCTGTGTATATAAATTATATCCCTCTTCTATTTCATTTCTTAAAACAAAATAAGGAAAATTTCTTAATGCTTGTATTACTTCAACGCTATGTTGTTTATTACTAGCCATTTAATATTATACTCCTTTCTATTATATAATATATTATAATATATAAATATATATAAGTCAATAATTATTTTATGTTTTATATATAACAAAAGGGTGGATTTCTCCACCCATAAATGTTTATTTTTGTTTGTTTTAGAACAACTGGAATCTATCCATTGGTACTCCAAAAGCACCGGCATATCCATCTTGTCCACCACCTGTTTCGTCATTATACTGCCATGAATAATATCCTCGTTTTACTGGCGAGATTCTGTACTGTGCTTTCTGCCAACTTCCTACTGGTGGATGATAGATAACTTGTACTGCATCAATTACTTTACCAATACCCGCATAACCATTGTTTGAATCGTTCCAATTACATCCAGAAACATAAGGTAACCATCCTCTGCCAAGAACATGGACTCTATACGAAACAGAACCAACATCACATTTAATTGCGATATCTGTTATCTTTCTGCCTTGTACTCCCGCAAAGTCCTGTAGGTTTCTAACAAACGGATAGACTGTTCCGCCCTCAACTCTTACTGCATATATGAAATTAACTGGAACATTATAATGTCCTCCACTTGCCTGTGGTTTTTCTGTTGCTGTTTGTTTTGTTCCCTCACCATAATCAATATCACAAAGTTTTAGCAGATGTGTAAATCTGTTTTGTGATAACTTAGCAATTCTAACACCGTACGCTGAACCATCTGCGGCAATATATGTATCATTTCCAAGATATACTCCAATATGTCCATTCATCCATACCGCCCAACCAATATGTTTGTTTGTTCTATGTGAGATTGGAATAACTTCTACCGCTGTACTCTTATACTGTCCACTACCTCTTACAATACCAGTATACCAACTTATAAGTCCGCTACAATCTACACATACCTTTCCAGCTTTGTTGTCATCACTGTACCAAACACAGTTAGAACCATACATTCTTCTTAGTTCACGTATTTGTTCCAAACTCATTACAGTTCCTTTTGCTCCATATACATACGGAGTTCCAATCTTGCTTTTTGCAAACTCAATTAACCCTTGTGCTGTTTTACTCATATACCTCTATAACCTCCTAGAATGCCCCTAGAATCAATTTTAATATAATACCCTTAGACTTCCTTAGACTCAACCTCTGGAAGTCCAGCAACGCTTGTGAGAACACTCACAACTCCCGCCACAACAGCTGTACTTGCTACTACTTTCCAATCAACAGAACTAATCATTGTTCCAACTCCGATTGCACCAATAGCCGCCTGTGCCATTGTTTTAACAGCTCTTACACTTGTTGCCTTAATCCACTCAATAGTATTAACGCTTGGTCTAAATACACAATTTTTAAACATGTTTTTTACCTCCATTTTCTAATTTACATAACTCTAATGCGTGTTTTGTTTCATCTATTTCTTTTTCATTTCTCTCTATTGCATCCCATTGTTGTTTCTGTCCTTTTCTCACATGCTCTTTGTATTCTTCTATTTCTTTGTTTTGTTTTTCTAGTTTCTCATTTTGTTCTTTTATTTCTTTTGCCAACTGTTCAACTCTTAGTGTTAATTTTGTCATTGCTTTTGTGTTTTCACTTAGTGGTCTGTATATTGCTGTGAATACTCCGATTAAAGAACTTAACCCTATTACCACAATACCAATCATTTCCGCAGTTGTCACATTGTTATACCTCCTGTTATTTTTTAGTTATACAGAATATCACACCAACTTTTTTAGATAATTAAAATGTCATTTAATTGGTTTAGTACAATTCCATTTTAATATCTAATCTTAACAGTAGAATTCCATCAAACGTGAAATCAGTATTTGAACGAACAGAACAACCTTTTTCATTATTACTATCGTCTTTTTTTACCGCTGCATGAAATGACATACCAGAAAATGAACCCGAACTACTACACAACTTATACCTCCTTATGTTTGTTCTATATATGCCCTGTTTGTTGTTATTCTTGTTTTGTTGCTTTTCCCTGTTAGTTCAAAATAAAACATACTTCCATGTGTTACATTTACTGGAACTGTCACTCTATCCTGTATAATCTCATTTGTTTGTTTTCCATCTACATCATAGAAACTTATAACTCTTTTTGTTTCTTTCCAATCGTTGTCAAAATGGAACACCAAACATAAATAATTATCAGAACCTCTTACAATGTTTTCAAAATCGCATTGTTTGTTTCGTCTTAACAACTGACCGGCAACATCAAAATGTAATTCTCTCATAAGCCTGTACCTCTTCTAATTATTCCGCTTGCTACTGTTCTTTCTATTGTTTCATCATGTTCTATATTCAATGGTTCTGAATCATACGTTGCAAATACTGGTTCTCTTTCTTCTATAATTGCCATACATAATTCTATTCCATTATATATTCCGCAACTATAATCATCACCAATGTTTTGTTCTTGTATACCTCTTAGTTGTTTTATACTGTTCTTAATTGTTTTTAACTTCTTCCAACTTCTCAACATTCTTAACACCTCCTATAAGCTTCTATTTACCGCTTATATGCCATTTTTATTGCTTACCCTTACAACTCCTAACCATGTTTACTATTTGTCTTTATTTGCTTGATATCGGCTACTGTATACTGGTCTAACGCATACCATAAGGCTGACAGCACATGGCTATCAATATTAAATTCATCATATATCACATTGCCCTTTGTATCTTTCGCATACGTTAAATCTTTAAGTTCCCTTATCGCATTTCTACACTTAGGAGAACAAACAATTTTCTTAAACCTTTTTATTTTCTTTGTATTTTGTAATCTACTTCCTGCGTACTTCTTACAAGCATACATTTTGAATCCCTCTTGCCTATAGTATTGTATATCTTTAGGTGAAGCACTATCCGCATAAATAGGTTTATTACAATTCTCTGCTCTTTGTTTTGTTCTTTGTACCCCATCCAGTAAAATGAATTTATTATCAGTCATATGGTTTCTATATACTTCATCATAAATATAAAGTATCTTGTTTTTATCATCTACTGCACAACTAATCAATGCATTATAACTTGTTTCAAAACCAAAGTCCAAACCAAAGAAATGATATTTACTTGGTATGTTTGTTATTATATTTGTAAATTGTTTTGCATTTGTTGCAATCGTAAATTGTGGTAAAACTCTTGTTCCACTTGCTCCGAATCTCCCCCACCTTGCAACAGCCCATAAATGCGGGTCATTTATCTTTAACCCATCCAGACGCTTTATATATGACGCTGGCAAGAAAGGGTTATCGTCTGCAATACTATGATGGTAATATACTCCATTCTTTTTGTTTACTAATGTTCTTCTTTTATATATCTCCTGCTCTTCCTGTATTACATGTTCTTTTCCTTTATCATCTGTATGTGTAAAGAATGTGTTATATACCCAGTTTTCTTTCCCTACCGGGTTTGTTGTCATAATAAAGTGCAATGACATTTTAGGCTCTCTGATACGTCCTAAAAGCTCTGTATAAGCATCATAACGTATTTCACTACATTCTTCCATCCAAACGATAGAAACACCATGTATGGACTTTATCTTCTCTACATTGTCCATTCCTCTGAATATAATTCTACTACCATTTGAAAATCTCACTTCCATAGGTGACATAACAGCTACAGCCTTTCCATTCTTCGGCAAGTGTTGGTTTGGTAGTGATTCATCACTTAGCATGTTCATCTTTTCTAGTATCTCTTTGAACAATGCAAAACATGATTCTTTTATTGTTCCATATACCTGCCTTACTACCAAACAGGTTCTTCTTTCTTCTAGTAGTTTTAATATGATTTTAAGTGCAACATGGTAACTCTTACCGCTACCATATCCGCCAAATAAAAGGTATTGTTCATAATTCCAATCTGTCAAAAAAGTGGAGAATCTTTTTGAAACATCAATGTTTACATCCATGCTTTCATTCTCCTTTTGTTTTAGTTTGTTTGTAATAACAGAAAAGGACAGATACATCACTGTGCATCTGCCTTTCTGTTTGAATTAATTATACCATATTATATTTTGTTCGTCAATGCTTTACTTAAATATTTTATCAAGAATATCAGTAATCCCATTGATTACTTATCTGTACTTTTGGCGAATTTTCTATAGCTCTCTCCATGAACTTCTTCCATACATATGTCTCTATGAATTAAAAGGTTTTCAAGTGTTGCATTTTTCATTTTCAAATCTTCATCTTTAATTTCACTCATGCATATCGCTGAACCGATTGCATTCATAATTGTTGCTTGACTTTCAAGAATAACATCAAGTTTGCTTTCTACTTTTTCGATTCTCTCTTCAACTGTTTTCTCATTTACTCTTTCTTTTCTTTCTTCCATTGTTTTGTACTTCCTTTCTGAAATAGATGTTTATTTGTTTTCTTTTAGGCTTATGCCTAAATGGACTATATAGGAATCGAACCTATTACTCTTCGCTTATGAGACGATTGTTCTACCAATGAACTAATAGTCCTTATGTGTTGCTTTCATGGCTTGCACACTACTCACAACACTTTAGCAAGAAAAGAAATTTGGTATGCACACCTTTTACAGTGTGCAACTGCCTAGGTTGGATTCGAACCAACACATTAAGGAGTCAAAGTCCTTTGCCTTACCGTTTGGCTACTAGGCAATACCTGTGTTTTAATGACTTTAACACCTGTCAAACTTTTCAGCAAGTTCCTTTGATATTTTGAAATCACTTCTTTTGTAACACTGTTCTAAATCATCATAATATGTTCTGCCTATACACCATACAGCATATACTTAACAAGACATGAACAAAACAAAATCATTATTCTTTAATAATACAACTGGAACACCACTTCCTCTTACATTAAATCTTTTCATTTTAATGTTCCCTATATTATGTTCACAATACCCTAGGTATTTTTCTTTTGCTACTCTCATTGTGCTGTATACTCTAACTCTTATCATATTCTACCTCGGTTTGTTTTAGAAATAAAATACATCATCCTCAACTGCAATGTAGTTTTCTCCGAAACACATTTCAATGTTATGCTCTCTTGCAACTTCTTCTGCTTCTCTAATCTTATCAGCTTCTACTAAATTCCAAGCCTTTTTGATTGCTTCTGTTCTGTTCATGTTTCATATCTCCTTATCTGTTCTTTGTTTTGTTCCCTTTGTTTCTTTCTGATTATATATTAACATAATCGTTTGTATTTGTCAATACTTTTTTTCAACTTTTAATGCTCATATGGTTCAAAACCTCTTAACTGAACATCTACCCAATCAAGTGCTTCAATGATATTAGTCGGTTCATTTGTTCTCCAAACTTTTGAACCTTTTGTAATTGTGAATCTGTATTTACAACTTACTTTCTGTTCGATTGTGTAACCTGCATATTTTCTCATTTTAATTGTTCTTCCTGTCATTTTGTTATCCTCCTAATTTGTTTACTCTGTTTTTGTTTTCCTTAACTTTAATTATATTATAACACAATATAACAGAAAGTCAATATTTTTTTATATAATATTTTTATATTTATTTATATAATAAAATAAGCACCCTAAAATGAGTGCTTAAATTCCTTTTATTGGTATTTTTATAATTGGGTTATAATCAATATATTTCCTGTTCTTCTTACTTCTTCCTTTGTTTGATGTATCCAACCTCACAATATTACTTCCCCATTTCTTTTGTAGCAATTCAAATTGTTCTTTTTCCTTTTCCATGTTTCTATAAATTGCACATCCACCTTTTTGTTCTGATTGCCTACAAACATAATGGTATTTATTAACTCTCAATGCTCCACGATACTTATTCATGTTCTGCAACGTCATGTCATAGTCTTCTTTCAAAGGTAACATTTCATCATATCTTAACTCATTGCCCTTTATAAAACACTGAAATGGACCTCCTATATAACTTGTAGTGCTAAACGGTGAATACTGCCTATAACTCATTATATCGCTATTACAATTTATTCCCCAAAACTTAAAACCCCATTCTTCACATAACAATGAATAACGATATATGAAATCTAATATGTCCGCTGATTTAAGCTTTACTTTTTCATACGCATAACTTTTATCTTCTGACATTTCAAAATGCTCTATACACCGTAAATCATCATCTATAATAAGGACTATATCAGCACCATGATTAAATTCTTCATCAAGGATATAATTTCTTACTCTACATAAATTCCCTTGTATTCCTTTCTTACACTTAACAATGTTTTCTTTATATTTTGGGTTAAACTCTAAATATGTTTTATATTCTTCTGGCGAAACATACACTTTACAAAAAGGAATATACTTTAGTGTTTCAACAACAGGTCTTTTATATGATGGACACACTATAACAATTTCTTTATCTTTGTATTTCATTCTTTCATCTTCTCCAATGCCTTAACACCATCTATTACTCTTCCAACCCCGGCTCTTTCTCCGAATGTTTTTTTGTTTCCATTCTTCTTAGTAGGAAATGCTTTTACTTTTTCAATACCTAACACTACAAGAGCATTTATCCAATCCACCTTGTTATCGAACTTTAGAACAATGTAATTATTTTCTTCATTCAATATTTCTGTGAATGGTACATCTGGCTCTATCTCTAATTCTTCATCTGCTAATGAATCCATTGCGAATCCGAATACTTCCATATCCATTTCTGCTATTTCATCTAAGCTCTGTTTTAATAAATCTGAATCCCATTCACTTTCGTTTAGTTTGTTATCTACTAACCTGTATGCTTTTATTTGTTCTTCTGTTAATTCTTCTAAACAAACTGTTGGTACTTGTTTTAGTCCTGCTTTCTTTGCTCCTAGTATTCTACCATGTCCAGCTACTACACTGTTATGTTTGTCAATAATTACTGGCTGTGTAAAACCAAACTCTTTAATGCTATTGGCTATTTGTTCTACTTGTTCTTTACTATGTTTCTTTGCGTTCTTCTTATATGGTTTTAGTTCTTTTATTGGTTTATAAACAATGTTTAGTTCTTCCATGTTCTTCTATCCTTTCTATGTTTTATTTATATATGTTCTATATACCTTTGTTCTGCTTGCCTTTGTTTTGTTACACGTTTGTTCTATGTTTTCTTACATAGCTTTTTATAATTCACATGGTGTTTTATTTCCTTTACATATAACTTAATAATTTACCCATGTATTTTACACTTTTAACTTTACAGTTTTTTAATGATAACAATAGTACTGCTTTATGTTTTGCTTCCTGTATGTTTTGTGCATAGCATAATGTTTTATTTGTTTGTTCTGTTTCTTTTCCAAAATCATCTAGCTTTGTATATACGACTAAATACTTACTTTGTTTTTCATCTTCTATATCTGTGCTTAGGTTTTGCATTTGTTCTAATTCTTCTTTTGCCTTACTATATGTTTTTTCAGCAATACCCATTTTAACCCTCCTATCTGCCTTTTCTAGCTGTTTTATTTATATAGGCTTATACTTTATAAGGCTAATGGTTTAAACGCTTATATAAGCTTATTTACCATCGTATACATCATTTCCCCATTCTTCCTCTTCACTTTCTTCTTCAATCCAATCTGTTCCATTTTCTACATTCCAGATTTCTTCATCATCCTGTTTGTTTGGTTCATATACATCGCCCTGTGTTATGAGGTTGATTGTTACTTCATTCTGCACTTTACCTGTTTGTTTGAACATATCTAATTTATCCATCATTGTTACGATTTCTTTGATTGCCGCCACATCACCTGTTAAGCCTTTTTTAAACAGTGCTACCATTAATAAATTTTGGTTTGTTAGTTCGCCACTTTTGAAACCCATATGCATTAATACTTGTTTTTGTTTTTGTGTTGTTATATCCATTGTTAGTAATGCTTTCATGGATTGCTGTAATGCCATTTTTTCATCACGTTTCTTTTTTCTTGCTTCAACACCTAACTGTCCGATTCTTTTTCTTTCTTCCGGTGTTCTCTCATTCATAGGGATTAGATTTTCTACTCCATTACGCAATACTTTTGGAGACTTCTTATTTGTTGACATTTGTTTCTGTTCACACTCCTTTTACTTTTTGTTCCATAATATCAAATAAGGCAAGGAAGTATGCTTTGTTTTGCTTCTCCCTCACCAATATTTCTTTTATATAAAAACAGTAAACATATAAAACTATCAAGTATACGTGGATTTTTTTGTGTATATGAACGAAATTATTTTATAAGTACAAACATGGCTTTTTATTATTTTGTTTTATACGTCCACTGTTTTTATCTATTTATATTTTGGCTAACATTTATGGCTGTTACTTATACATTCCTATCCTAGAATATTTCCTTAGTTCCATTTTATTATAGCATGTTACTATCTGTTTGTCAATGTAAATTTTAATTTATTTTGCTTTTATTTATGTTTTCTTTGTTTGTTTTGCCTAAAAAGTAAATCTCTTTCTTTCTTAGCTTTTATTCTTTCTGCTTTCGCCTTTTCATTTGCTTTGTAATATTCCATATACTTACTACATGTCCCATGGCAATGTAATATTCTTTCTTCACAATTCTTACATGGACTGTGTAACATTATATCAACCCTTTTCTTCTTAAATAATCTTCCACATCACATAAATACAATATTGCTTCCTGTGTATCCTGTTCCTTTATACTAACAATACCATCTGTATCTTTTACTGTGTACCTGTATTCTGATACCGGAAACCCCTCTTTCGTTTCATTCTTTAACTTATGCTTTACTTTTGTTATAAAGTTTAATATGAATACTACAACCAATGTTACTACAATGCTTTCTAATGCCCCTATATGGCTTTTTATCAGCACATATGGAAGTAATATATAAATAATACATACAAGTTCTTCAAAATGCCCTACAAGCCAATTACGAGCCTGTGAAATAGTTTCCTTTGTAGAGCTTGCTACTGCTTCAAATAATTTATTCATAGCTTCTTTAATCCTTTTATAAAATCACCCATTCCATTCTTTAATGTTTCCAGTTTTGTTTCAAGCCTTTTTCTATATGGTGGGGTTTTGCATACTTCACATCTGTATTTGTTTTCTTTGTTGAAGAATGCTCCCGCAAACTCTTTGCATATTTCACAGTTATGCTCAAATACTTCTGATTCATCTGTAAATACATACACTTCTAATTCTACACAACCAATTCCATTGCTTTCATTCTTCTTTATAGTGTAGCTTATATTCTTAGAATTATTCTTTGCTATAATGTTTGTTGATATCCATTTACAACATTCAAGATATGCCTGTTTCATTGTTTTAGCTTTGAACTGTTTACTTATAATCTTTTCTGCTATTAGCATGGCTTTAATCCTCCGATAACTCTTGCTTTGCTTCTACTGCACTTCTGTCTGCAAGTTCATTCAATGGGTCGCCATTATGTCCTTTAATGTGTACCATGTTTATAACCATTTTCTTTTCATACACAAGTTTGAACATTTTTTCCCATATTTGTTTGTTCTTTATCGGCTTATCCTCTTTGGTTTTCCATCCATTCTTATACCAGTTTAAAAGCCAACCTTTTGTTATAGCATTCACAACATACGCACTATCACAATACACTGTCACCTTTTTTGCTTTACTCTTAAAGGCTTTTACTAATGCCATATATACTGCTGTTAATTCCATTTCATTGTTTGTTGTGTTTCGTTTGTTTCCTTTTGTTACACTTGTTTTGAATCCGCTGTCACATTTTACAAGTTCCACATAGCTCCATCCACCTATACCAGGATTTCCACTACAAGCACCGTCTGTATAAAATATCAGTTCTTTCATTCATTTGTTCCTTTCTTTGCATCAGCTTTAATATCTGCATACAGCTTTACAATAATCTTTGCAACCAGCTCCCACAATGTTTTACCATACACTGTTCCAATCCAATCATGCTTTTCTCTTACTTTTATACAACAACATGAATAGAATACAAACTTTCTTGTTTCATTAAGTTGTTCATAATACGGCATAAAACTCTGTGTTCTATAGTTATACCTTATACAGATTCCTTGCATTGCTTTTTCTAATATTTCAAGTGGTGCAATCTCTGTTTTTGTATAGTTTTGTTTTTCAAGCATCTTTGCAACTGGCTTTACTTTCCAAAGGAAATTGTTTAGTATTTTTATATTCTCCTGTTTTGTACAATCTAGGTTTAAAATCTCTTCTGTTTTCATGTTTTGTTCCCCTTAATTAAAAAAGGCAAGAAATAGAATACTTCCTACCTCCTGCCTTTTATCAACATCTATGCAACGTTTATTTTATTTGTTTGTTTTAGATTTCCCAATCATCATCTTCATCATCCTCTGCTTCTTCTGCTTCGGACTCTGCATCAGCGGATTTCAGAAGTTTTACATAAGCATCTGCTTTCATCTTTGTTTTTGCTTTGATGCCACGCTCTTTACACATTTTGAAAAGCTCCATTGCTGTTTTACCCTCATATGGGTCTTTTTCTTCATCATCCTCTGTATCCCAATCATCATCTTCGTCAACTGGTTCTTCCTCTTTCTTAGCCTGTTTCTTTGATGTTGCTTTAGCTTTCTTTGTTTCTTTCTTAGGCTCTTCCTCGTCGAGTTCACCTCTGTCAAACTTTTCAAGAAGTTCAATCAGTGCATCTTTCTTTCTTGATTTACACTTAGAGGAAATTCCTCTTGCACAGCACATCTTGTAAAGATTTGCCGCTGTCATATCTGTATAATCAAAATCCTCGTCCTCTACTTCTGTTTCAGCTTCTTTTGTTTCCTCTTCTGTCTCTGGCTCATTCATTTCTACACCATCTTTAAGTCCTGTTTCAAGAACTCTTGCTGTTACCTTTGGAAGTGCTTTAAGAATTACAAGGATTTTATCTCCCGCAACTGCTACCTCTCTTGTAAGCATTGGATAACGTGAACCAATCTCACAGATGTTTTCTTTGTTCTTTCCCTCAATAATTTCTTTTGCCGCTTCATAAGCTGTCCAATTCTTTGCCATTTTTCTTTCTCCTTTTCTCTTTCACTTTGTTTTCTGAATCTGTTTTGTTCTTTTGTTTACTCTTAAATATTAACATATCTTTTTGTTTTTGTCAATATAAAAACAATAATTTATTTATTTTCTTCACAACATTCACATGGACACGTTTCTGCTTCGTACTCCCACTCTTCTCCGTGTTCTACAAGTCCAACAGCTTCACACGCTTCTAAAACACAATCAAGCAATGCAATTAAACCATCTTCATCAAGGATACCCAAACTGCCTTTAAGAAATACCTTTGTTTCTTTTCCATCCTCTTCTGTTACAAGCTGTTCTGCTACACTGTAGCCTACTTTGTTTGTTTCACTGTTGTACGCTTCTGAAATCACAACATTTCTTCTGTCCTTAAAACGCTTTGAGGAAAGTTCTCTAAATGTTAGTCTTCCCATTCTTCTCCACCTCCCTCTTCTCCGTTGTCTGGTAATTCTAACACTGCCATAAACTTAAGCATGATATACTCTTCATCAACCAATGAACAAATGTTATCTAAGTTTACATTTTCCACAAGTGACTTAAATGGGATTGTTGCATTTCCATCTTTGTCAAAGTTAATTGCTCCAATAGTAAACATACCTAGATTTACTGCTCTACTTGTAGCTCCTTTTGCATGTAGAGTAATATCATTGTTTAACCCTTGCAATAGTTCTACACTTGTTAGGATTTCATCATATCTTAGTTTAAACTTAACTTGTACTGTTTTGTTTTTACCAATAGTTAAACCCTCAAATGTTGCTATCCCTTTTTGTTGTAACTTTCTTTCCACTATTTTGTTTTTCTCCTTTCTGTTCTAAACTTCTGTTCTTGTTTTCTTCTTTCCTGTTCTTTTTGTTTGAAATAGTTATTTCTTGCATTTATGTTATGTTTTACTTTATTAACATCTATACCTTGTATAACATCAATACCACCTATAACATCTATGCCTTGTTCTATATTACTATTTCTATTTGAGTTAGAATCTAAGTTATTTAACTTATCTGTGTTTGGCATGAAGCTAACAGCTTCAGAACCCCCTCTTTCTTTCTCCCCCTTATAATACTCTTCTTCGCTTTGGTTGTCAATACCCTTTTTGCATATTTTATACTTTTTTAAGAATTGTTCATCCTCTTCTTCTAATTTGTTTAATACATCACGCTCTATAAGCTCCCTATATGCCTGTATATCCTCTTCTTTTATTGCAACCCATACTTCATCCCTGTTGATGAATTGAAAGGCAAATAGAGGTATTTTATGGGCTTCTAAAGCATGATGCTCTAATACATGAAGTACACTTTGTTTAATACTGAATGACTCATTGTCTGTACTTTTAAGTTCACAAATGAAGTGTCTGCTTTCTCCATCGCATTTTTCTATCCATCCAGCACCACTGTTTTTTGTAGGTTTTAAACCTAACCTGTGCATTACTTCTGCTTCATTCTTTCTATACCATTTTGTACTACGTTTATTCATGTTTTGTTAGTACCTCACACTCTTCTGCGTGTTTACAAGTTCCACATATAATGGTAGGTCTTTTACTATCAGATTTTTCAAAACACCTCTCTCCTCTTTCTTCTGTTTCAATCATGCAATCTTTTTCATATACGCATAGATTGCATTTTTCATTTCCATTAATATGCGTACCAAAACATTTACGTTCTGGTGCTTCCTTTAATACTTCTTCCCTTATATCCCTTAATTTTATTCTTTTGTTTTCCCAGCTTGCTACTGTTTCCAAAACATCTACAATCTCCTGTGCTGTTATAACATCAAGACTCACATTTCTTGATTTAGTTTCACATACTGTTTTAATACAACCTTTTACTTTGTCCGCAAGCCCCTGTACATTATACTCTTTTTCAATCTTCATTTGTTTCGCCATCCTGTTCTTTTAATTTTTGTTTTGTTAATGCTTCAAGGTATTTAATATATCCTAATCCAAGCCTATGTGTACTTTTGGTTCTGTAGTTCTTTCTTGCTTCATTGAGTTCTGCTGTTCCGAATAAGTCTTTGAATCTTGTTTCTGTTTGTACTATTACATAGCTGTAGTTATCTTTTCCATTTAGCATTTATTCTCCATACCTCCATTCTAAAAACTCTAGCCTTCTTAAAATAGCATTTCTAAGATTTATACGCACTCCTTTATTGAGTTTTTTAATACATTCTGCCATGTATTTTCTTACGTCATTTATTTCTGCTTCTGTTATATTGTATTCTTCATACTTCATTTTCTTCATATCCCCATTCTAAATGTGCTACTATATACATCTTTTTCATAATAGCCTTTCTAAGACTTGTATATGCCCCTAGATTGAACTTTTCTCTATGAGTAATACAATTTACTATGCGATTAATTAAATAGTCTAGTTTGTCCTCTACTGTGTGGTAATCATTGCAATGCATATTCATAGCATTCCATTTCTTTATCGGACAGTATTCACAATTATCATTATACCAATTAGCATTACCTCTTATAAACTCTATTGACCTCACAGCACCAGCAACATAACAAGCGGCACAATCACAATTCATTAGTAAATTGTTCTTTTCATATTCTGTTATCTTTCCCCTAACAAATAGATTGAATAGTGCTGTTCTTTTTAATGATGCAATATATAATGTTTCTATTTGTTTTGTATTTGCTTTATAATATTCAATAGGTTCATTCGTTCTAACACTAAATACTTTTATTACTTCTTCCCACAGCATTATATGTATTTCATTGTACCTTTTTAATATGTTTTGTTCCATGTTTGTTTTACCTCCTACTTTTTCCATATACCATCATTTACTGTCCAGTGCCTTATTTCTCCATCCCACCATTTTGTTATGTATTTATTTTTTCCTCCCGTTGTAACATAAACATTATCTTTTAACATTTGTTCTAAGTCAAAATCAAACAGAAAATGTTCCGATGGAGATAACGCCCCAACTAAGCCAATAACTGCACAGCGTTTCTGCCTTTTTAATTCTCTGTTATATATTTTATTATACTCTGATTCTGTAAGATGTTCTAATGTTCCATCATACCAAACAAGAACACTGTGACCTTTTCTTTTTGATTTTGCTTTTCTGCCTTTACGTGATTCCCTTTTGTTGTTTCTTCTTTCCAATTCTTCTGGCGTTAATTCATAATCACGTTTTATCATACTACCTTGTCCTCTTGCATGTCCTGTTCTTCTTCCAAAAGTGTTTGTGTTTTTATCTGCTCTTTCTGTTGCTTTTTCAATTTCACTGTCGCTGTTTTCAGAATACCACTTTCTACTCTTTTCTCTGCTTTTTCTTCTTCGCTCTTGTGTTCTTAACCTTAGTTCAACATTTACATTTGTAAACACCTTATTAAACTGTTCTTCATTTACTAAAATCAGTGAATCTTTGTTTTCACCTAACTGAACACTAGGAATATTATAGTCAACTAACAATGACTTAATAATTGTTTTACTTAATCCTGTTTCATTTTGTATCTCTGTTAATGTTTTGATTTTACTCATACTATTCACCTTTTATAATTTGTTTTGCTAGTTTACCAATGAACTGTTTGTCTATTCCATTTAATCGGCTAAACAAATCAAAACCTGTTGTTCCATCAAAATCATAGAAAACATATCCATACTGTGTATTTATTCTTAGCGTTCTCTCACTATATTTACTTTGTTCTTCAACTAATTGTTTTGCTATTTCATCAAACTTTTTATCACTCCACTTAGGACTATCTTCTTCATAATACAAATAACTATGTATTAAAACAACTCTTTGTAAGAAATCTATTTTTAACTTATCTGTCCAATATGCTGGAAAAGTATACATTTACTCTACACCCTCCTGTTCCACTCTTCTATTACTTTGTCAACAAAACTTGTAGCTATTTTTTCTTCTAATCTGTTTTAATCTCCTTATTTGTTTTATATCACTGTTCTCTTGTTTACAAATAATACTATAATACATTTGTTATTATATGTCAATAACTATTTTAAAATAAATATAACTTTTATAAATATAAGCTGTATAGCTTTATAAAGAAAAATATATATATAAATATATATACAAAAAGAAAATTTGTGCTTTAAAAGTTTATTTGTTTCATTCCTTTTTGTTTATAGAATTGGTTAAATGTTATGTTATTTCTTTTGAGTATTTCCATTGTTCTATAAACAACCTCGTCTAAATCTAACAATGCTTTGTTTATTGATGTATAGCGTTTAAAGTTTATTGCTACTCCTGTTTGGTAATGTGTTAATGAATAGCATCCATCTTTTAATTTAACAATAACAATGTTTTCATATTTTGTTTTAAAACACTGTTTCTTTTCTGGTTTCAAATCTTTTTTCCTTAAAATATTACAATACATCATATGACCCTCCTATTTAACGATTTAAGACACTTTATGCCTTTACCTTATACTTTTATTACTGAACTATATAAACACGCTAGAAACTTAAAATACAAGCTCTAATGCGTATAATAAAAGGTAGCTTTTTAGGCTACCTATAATTCAATATATGAACCACCTGTGAACATTGCTGATGGTCTACTAAACTTATCGCAATCAAAAGGATTCAATGATGGTGTGATAAAACATAAATCACCATAGCAATAATAATATTCGCAATCTTCAACAAAAGTGTTTTCCCACTTAATAGAATTAATTGCCTTTTCAAAAAGGTTATTACTATGTGTTGAACACTCATATGCTGTTTTAAGTTTTTCAAAAATCTGTAATTCTTTCATTTGTTTTGTCCTCCTAGTGTGTTATCTCTTTGTTATGATATTATATTATCACAGTTTTAATGTTCTGTCAATAACTTTATACAATAACTTTATACAATAACTTTATACAATAACTTTACAACAAAAAAGGAACGCTTTTTATACGTTCCTTAAAATGTTTCTTCTTTTAGTTTCTGTTTTGTTTTAGGAATGAATCCATACATTGCAATACAATAACTATCTGCCATATCATCATTTATTTTACACGGTACTTTCTCGCCGCCTATTTTAACGTTTATAACACCTTTCTTTCCCTTGCCCTTATATTCCTCGGCTATGTACTTTAGAAGTCCTTTCTGCTTTAAATAAAGGATTGTAGGATATTTGTTTGGGTTTATTCCATATTTGTTCTCTTTTGGTTTACTTGTTCCAACAACTGCGTTCTTCCATGCCTTTGTATCTACACTGTAAACCTTTATATCATGCTTTAGAAAAACATCTAATATTGTTACAATTAACCCACCTGTTGTAATCAAATATTGTGAACTCATATGTCCACCGCTAAACGTTCTAATTCGCTCTATAATGCATTTTATTTCTATAGACTTATATTTCCTTAATAGCTTATCTAAAATGGATTCTAGGACGCTTCTAAGTGCTTTACGCTTATCATAGTTATTTTTACATCCATCAAAGTTTACACTATACATTTTCAATAGCTTTTTATCTTCTAACACTGTTATTCCGGTTCGTGTATAACTTTCGTCAATCCCTACTACAACCATTCTGACTATTCTTACCTCCCTAAAATATTTTGATTGTGGAAGAACCTGCGCATTGCCCAAACTTCACTAAACCACATTGGAGTTAACCATATCTTTTCTAAATCATCTGGCAATACTGGCTCTGGTTTGATTAACGAATTGCCATGTATAACATACCCGGCTAATCCATGCAATGATAATTGTATATAACACATATGTACACAAGTTATATCAATATCCTGTCCAACAAAATAAACATGATTCTGGTAATTATACTTTTTAAACATTTCCTTACATTGTTCGCTTGCACTTATTAATGTTGCACCAGCACCACAAGCACAATCATATATACTTGCATACCCTTTTTTATGTACTGTTTTTCCTAATTCTTTTCTGTCGAATGTAAGTTTTGACATTACTTCGCACACATTATATGGTGTAAAGAATTGCCCTGCATTTTTGTTAGATATTTGTAGCATCATGTATAGTTCACCTAACAAATCTTGGTTCGGTCTTTCTTCTAACTCTTCTACAATTAATGCGAACATCTGTGGAAAAAGTTTTTGTTCTTTCTTAGAATAGCTATTAATAATTCTTAAATATTCTTTTTCCCTTTTATCCCATATCTCTTTAAATTGTTTGTCTTTTGTCATTGGTAAAATACTTTGGTTTGCTAGTGTTATTGCAAACAACGCCATACAATCAGACCATACTTGGTATGTTGACTTTGAACTACACAACATCTTGAAGCCTTTTTCAAATCTCTTTTTATAATTTCTATCGTCTGTTTTCTTCTTCACGTTTTATCACTCTCTTTTTATACCATCTTGCTATTTGTTTTTGTGCTTCAATTTGTTTCTCTGTTTGATGCTCAATAACGATATCTTTTATATGTTTTGAAAACCAATTCTGTTCTACTACATCAACATAGAAACCATTTTGAACATATGTTGATGCATTGTATACTAAATATTTTCTTCCATATTTTGTTTTTATACTTCCACAATAGAAGCATTTAGTTTTATTAAGCGTAAACCTTGTTCCAACTTCTATTCTGTTACAATCACTACACCCCATTGTTTTAAGTTCGCTGTCCTTTTGAATACTTCCAACAATGTAATCTCTTCTGCTAAACATGCATCTGTATCTATAACTGTTTAATATATTTTCTTCTTTTTCAGCTTTGTTTAAATAACAGCATTCTGCACAACTTAATTTCCTCATGCTTTCAACCACTCCAAACATTTTTCTTTGCTTGTGAATACTGGGTATATATCCCTTTGTGTTTTTCTTATTCCTGTATCTATTGTACTGTTAATGCATAAAAAGTTTTGTTTGTAGCTTTCTATGTTTTCCTTTTTATCTGTTACACACTTAATAGGTTTTAGGTTATATAATGTTTCTTCTTTTCTGACTATGCATTCTTTTACAATACATTTTAAAACAACATTTTTCTTTGCCTTTTCCCTTTTACTTACAAACACAAGAAAACATTCCTGTTCTGGAAGTAACCGTAAATATGTTTTGTGTACGTTCTGCATTCCTTTACACTCCTTTGTTTCACACTCCATGCAATCTAAATATGTTACACGGAGTGCATACGCTTTACAATATTTTGCCATTAATTAGGTAGTAACCTTTCTTTTACTTTTCCATAGCATACATCTTTCATGTTGCATTCTTCTGCCATCTTACAATTATATCCTGTGCATTTCTTATGCCTTTTTACAAGCTTGTTTTGTTCTAATAATTTTGTTTTACTTTCCTGTATTCTTTCCAATCTTCCAATGTATTGTGCGATTTCACTTGGATTATATTCATAGTGATACACCTTAAATTCCTGTGTGTTTTTATCGTCACATAAAACAATTCCATGATGTATTCCTGTTAAGTACATATATAACTGGCATTGCTTTCTTCCGCTTGCATGGTACTTCTGTTTCTTAAATGTAAATGTGTTTACACTTTTGATTTCTACTATGTATGGAATCTTTCTAACACTTTCATCATATACGCTTTCAAGCCTGTAATCCTCTGGTATTTCGCATATAATATCGGGAGTATAGGATAAGTCAAATTCATCAGCAAAACGGCTATAATCGCAATCTAAAGGTTTACACAACCCACCACGAATAAATAGCCTCTGCCACTTTTCATGTATCGCATCACCCTCACTGAATATTCTTCTCAACCCTACAGGAACTTGCTCACCCTGTAGCTGTTTATAAAACAAAGAAAGAACTTGCTGACGTATACAAAACTTATCATCTGATACAATCACAGCACTTGCATGTAATCCTTTTCTTTCTGTTGTTTCTGCTCCTCTTGTCATTACACTTTTAAGGAATTTAAGTTCTTTTGGAATATCTTTGTCTAAATAAAATAAACCATTCAACATTTGTTCTATTTCTTTTTCTTGTGTGCTTTGAATCTTTGTAAATGTTTTGTCTGCATCCTTTTTGATATCATCTACTATTCCCATTTTATTCTCCTTGTTCTGAAATAGATAATATGTTTATTTGTTTCAATCCAGTGGTGGTACAGAACCTTGTTCTTGCTTGCTTTTCTGTTTCAGCATAACAAAAGAATTTATGTTCTGCACTTCCACCTCCTGTATAAGTTCGTTTAAATACTATACAATAAAATATCACTCTAACATTTCCTTGTACTTTTTCTTGTGTTCATCCATAATTTCTTTTCTAACAGAATCAAGGTCTGCAAAATCAACAAAACCACGTTCATAGAATAATGGGATTTCACAGCTCTGCATTGGATTACAAACTTTACTTTTTACAACTTTAACTTTCATAATCATTCCAATACGCTCTTTCGCTTCTGTGTTGAACGGATTATGGTTAGGAATTTCAATATAGCCTTTTCTTGCTACCTGTATCCTAAGTGATGCACTATGTTTTAATCTATGACCGCCCGGGGTTTGTATGTTATCTCCAAAAGGCAATGCATTCATTTTATCACGAATCTGATTAATAAATATAACTGTAGTTCCTGTCTGTTCTATTACGTCCTCAAGTGTTGGTAAATACTTGTCCATAAGCCTTGCAACTCCACCGACACGCATTTCCTGTTCGCTATCTGTATTTACTGCTTTTCTTATTTTGTCAATATCATCCTTTGGTTGCATTGATGGTACACTGTCAATCATAACAAGCGGTATTCCCTCTTCTGCAAACCTTATCGCCCTGTTAAATGCTTTTTCTCCGTATCTCGCTCTATATACAATCATTTGTTTCGGTCTGTTTCCGAATAGTTTTGCTCTTTCTCCATCAAATGTTCCCTCAATCGGAATATCCAAACACATATCATGCTGAGCGCATAACTGATAACCTAATGTTGTTTTTCCAGCACTCTCTGCACCAAATATCTCTAGAACTCTTCCTTTAGGTACTCCACCGCCAATAATGTTGTCAAGGTCGACAAGTCCTGTACTCCATCTTGGAATCTTAAGCGCATCAGATTTACTTCCTAAACTGTAAACACTTCCTTTTTCCTTTTTGTCAATCTCTGACATAAGTTTTAATATTCCATCTTTATTCATTCCCTTTGCCATGTTTGTATTCCTCCATATATCTGTTACATAAATCTACAAGCTTATCAAATATTTCATAGTCAAAATCTGTTTCCATTGCCAACTTCAATACCTCTGCTTCGTCAAGATACCACTTTGCTTTTTTTAAATCTTCATAACCATTTTTATATTTATATCTGCTCAAATACTTGTATACATTTACAATGCAATAATCTGTTACCCTCTGATTCCCAAAAATCAATCTCATGTTATCAATGCATTCAATACTTGTTCTATCTTTATAATAATCTGGGTTTATGTTATCATGTTTGTTTTGTTCTGTTTTTTTCATCTCTGTTTTCTCATTTTCAATAATAGGTGCTTTCGATACTTCCTCTCTTACTTTATTTGTTATTGCAGTGCATATTCTTATTTCATTACACTCTTCCCCTGTTACTTTACATATTCCATCATATTCATACTCACAACCGTCACATCTGTTCATCTTCTTCTACCTCGCCATTAATGTACTATTATATTTTACAACTCTACTCATATATTTGTTTTTATTAAACTCAAGCGCACCTTGTTCTTTCAAAATATCAATTACTCTTGTCGTAACACTTCTTCCTTTGCATCTGTCATAGAAATCATCATATGATTTAAACACATCCTTTCTGCGCTCTTCCTCTATGGTTTCTGCGGCTTTTTCTCCAATGCCCTTAATAATACTCAACCCTTGCTGTATAACGTCCTCTCCGTCCATTTTACGCAATGAGGTTTTAGCTGAATAATTTACATGTGGCAACATAACCACAGCACCATCTTTTACCGCAAACTGTGAATACTTAAATATATCTGCGTCATTATCTGCGTACTTCATTTTAACATACCAAAACTGTGTTGGATAATGTACTTTATAATACATCTGGTCGATACTTATTAATGCATAGCCGGTTGACAATACCTCACTTACTTTCATAAGCCACGCTTGCAACGTGTTAAGGTTTGGAACATACCAAAGACATATGTTTTATAACACTTAGTCTCTTCCATTATGTTCTCTGAATCTTTTCACGAATTTGTTATATTTTCTTTGCATTCCAAAACTACTATAATAAACATGAACATATAGCAACATCATATTTCT